TCCAACGTTGACAGCTTTACCTTTCAGACGGAACGCTACCAGAGCGCGAACGTTAGCAGGGGATTTCTCTTTGGCCATGTTAGCCTCCTAAATAATCAGTCTCAACTCAGTTTTGACTTTTGGTTTGGTTGTGGTCTGAGGCGGTCCGAAGACCGCCCCTTACCGTTTCGAATTAAGGTGTGTCGTTGCCGAGGCCGAACGACGCTACGCGACGTACTGCGGTGTCAACAGTCTGGATGACGCGGAAGCGCAGACCGCCAGACAGAAACTTCGCTTCGGTGCTGCGGTCGATCTGGAGACCGCCCCACATACCGATGAGAAGATCAGACCAGATACCAGCGAACAGGTCACCATCGGTGATCTGGTTCGACTCGCGGAACGCATTACCAACCAAACGGTCGGCGCTGTCGTTCATGAGGAAGATGCCGGAACCGGCGTCAACCTTGGTCTTCTGCAAGTCACCAACCATGTTGGAGTTACCAATGTAGGTAACGCCGCGGCCAGCGTTCGATGCAGCAACACCGGTGCGAAGATCAATGATCTCGCCGCGAGTTGGGATGGCAGCAGCAAACGTCACAGAGCCGATACCAGTGGTGTTCGAGACACCTTCTGGTTGGCCAGTAGCGCCAGTGCCGTACAGACCTGCGTGGTCAATCGCAATACGCATCGCAGTGACCATCTGAGAACGGATGTAGTTCTCAATGTCGATGGTAGACTGTTGAAGCATACGGCGAGTAACGTCGGTGAATGCAGCCAAGTCTTTCGGATCAAGAGTGATCTTACGGAACGTTGGGTTGCTTTCAGCGGCGTCAGCATCTTCCGATGCAAGCCACGCGGCGGCAATGTTCTGGTCACCACCAGGGATTTCCACATTGCTGTCCAGACCTTCCAGAACAGTCGCTCCCGCACCCACAACCGCACTTTCATTGCGGAGATTTTCGATGAACGACGCAGCGAGGTGGTCGGTCGTCAAAATGTTAGGGTTGCCACCAGTCGCGAGTGCAGCACGGCCCATGACGGCACCGTTTTCGTCGCGATAGTTGCCCCATGAAGACATGAGGTCAGTTGGCAGGAAGAAACCGCCGTGAGAAGGGTCTTCGCCACGAGCTTGTGCAGCAGCAACAACTGCTTCACGCTCGAAACCAGCGCCAGAGTAGGAGCTGTCAACCATAGAGCGCATCAGGCGAGCGATGGAGAACGTTTGACGCTCTGCATCAGACAGGCCGATGTCCTCATTGCGGAGTGGTGTGCCAGAAGGCAGTTTAGCAGAAACAAGACCTTTGAACGCTGCCAAAGACGGAACCGCACCACGAGACAGTTCGCCAGCAATAAAGCTGCGCGCAACGTCGCCCATGTTGTGTTCCGACGCTAGCGCCGTGATCTCGTTAACAGCAGAGGTCATCGCTTCGGCGCGAGCCTCGTCAGTTTGTGGCGCGGCGTCCATGCCGGGCAACAGTTCGTCGTCTTCCATGTCTTTTCCTTTCGATTGATGACCGGATCGACCCATACCAACGGTTTCGTCAGCAGGGATGGTTACAAAGGATGCTTCCCTTGGGCGCCATTTCGTTGCCGTATACGTTCCTTCACGCTCATTGATCGTGTGTTCTTCGACCGAATAGCCGACAGAAACGTTACGGATAATTCCAGCTTTTACGTCTTCATAGACGGCTTGTGCAGCCTCGCGTTGCGAGAACTTCACCTCGACATAAAGCCGTTTGTCGTCGCCGATCCACGCTTTGCGGATGACGCCAATCTGCATGGCAAGACCACCGTGTGCGCGGTGGCTGTCGAGCAACGGAGCATTACCGCTGTTCAAGAATTCCAGGTCAACCGCATCACGGTCATGGGACAGAATCTCTTTGAGATACATGTCATATGCCCAATAGTAACGCTCATATGGCGTCTCAGAGGACAGAGGGAAGGTGACGACGCCATCTTCATCAGAGATTTGACGTTCGAGCGCATTGCGCATTCCATCGCGATTAAGCTCGCGCTGGTCTTGTTGGACGCTACTCTTGCGAGTTTGGAGTGACCGGGTCGTCATCATCATCCCCTTCATTTGGTTTCGCGGCAGTATTACCGGTATCATAAGACAACGTCAACCCTCTTGCTTCGGCTGCACGGCGATCTTCTTCGATTTCGTCAAGTAGATCGTCGCGGTCGATGCCTCTTTCGGCAGCAACACGGGAGAGTGAAGTCTGGTAAGTCTTGAGTGCGTCGGCGTGACCTTTCACGTCTTTCGCAGGATCGACCCATTGCCAACCACGACCGCGGAATACGTGTGATGACCGGATAATATCGATCCGTGTTGGCGGGATGTTTGATTCGACCTGGACAGCGCGCATTGATAGCCACGTGCTGAAGATCGGCATCAGAATGCGGTCAACAATCGACTGTTGAACGTCGCGATAAAATTCTTGGTCTTCCAGAGTGATTGTCCGACCGGCGCTGTACGAGACGCCTTGCGTTTCCATGCCGTGAGACATCGCCGAGATCATCAGACCCATTGAGATGTCTTTCTTGACTTGGCTTTCGAACGAGTGATAGTCGGTCTGCGAACCACCTGGATCGAACTTCTCGAAGTCGAGACCTTCTGGTAGCTCACGCAGCTTACCCGGCTCGACATCCATCTCCAACAGAGCGCGGTCTTCGTCTTCGCGGTCAGCAAGAGCCGGGATGCCTTCTTTGGTCGGCAGAGCTTTCTTGAAGAAGCCCATGACAGACGCGGCGATACGACGGTTCATCGTCTCAGCCTCGCGATACCCGTCAAGCATCTTGATCGAGTTCATGACCGCAGCAATCCACGGTGCGCCACGGGTCTGTCCGGCTCGCTCGGAGCGGAAATAATGGATAATGTTCTCGGCCGGAACTCGGCGATACGTTTTCTTGAACTGGTGCGAGAACCAAGTCGTGTCGCCAGGGTGTTGCGTCAGCAAGTGATACGCGACCGGTCGGTTGTACTCGTCAACCTCGACACCCATGCGAATTTGGTTCTTCGTTCCAGGCGCAACCGTATTCAACGTCTCGTCAAGCATGTCGGTCTCAACAGGGTTGATCGCGATACCATCCGTGTAACGAGGGTTCTTCACGATCTCCCAAAGGATTTCACCGTCGCGAGCAAGCGAGTTGATGCCCTGCTTCGTCAGATCGACGCCGGACAACTGGCCACAAGCGCTTGGACGGCGCCACCATGCAGCGAATTCACTTTCAACCCGTTGGTTGAGTTGGGTGTCCATCTCGCCGTCCTGCTTGCGGACGCGGGACTGGAACCGGAAACCCATTGGACCAACCACATTGATCTCCAACAACCGGAGAAAACGAGTGATCGACGCACTGTTACGTGACAGGTAACGCGCCTTGTTACGCAGCATCCGAAGACCACCACGAATTTCATAATCGGCCGAACCGGATGTCGCTCGGAAGTCACCATACTGTGCGCGAGATTTTGCGGCGGCATAGCCACGCTCGTAGCCTTTTTGCTCCGCGGATTTGCCGGTGAACGGGATAGGGATGCCGAAAAATTTCATTACGTGAACCTCACTTGCACCGAATTACGGTTGATCTTCGGCTTGCCGTCCGACACGCTGTCAGCACCATTCCGTATTTCAGTCAAGTAATAGTCGCGCCAGAACGTAAGTTCTTTCACCGTCATACGGCTGATCGAACGAGACTTGATCGAGTACGAGTTGATGTCATGATCGGCACGATTTTCGAGGATCGAGTTGATCTTTTCGACCATGATTTCCGCATGTGTGCGGCGGTCGGATGTTGCGGTGTAAATCCGCAGGAAACCAGTCTGGATGATCGCTTCGTTGCTGTCAGAGTTACGAACCAGAACGAGGTTCCAACGACACTGCACGTCAGCCGCGAATTCGTCGGTCCAAGGCGATGCGGCCGATGTGGCGCTATCGACTTCGAACACCCAATAAAGCGTGCCGTCAATCGTCTGGCGTGAACCGGTGATCTCGACATCAGCACCATCGACCGGGTCTTCACCGATCTTCTGCAACTGGTACTTTAGCGAGTAATCGGCAGCGTCGAAGTCCAGATCGAGCTTCCACCCAATATGTGAGCCGAGAATGATGCATTCCGGGTGGTCGGTGGAATACTTTGATGTATCAAAAGGGTTAGCCATCTTTCCACCCGTCTATCCATGAACTCTTCGCGCGCGGCCGAGGTTTTGGCTTTGCTTCTCTGCTAGTATCATGCTTCCTCGCTTCCCGCAATAGCCGAACACGTTCTGCACGCAGATCAATTGATAACATACTCAAAGCTGCGGTATTGTAAACCCGTAAGTCGAATGCTTCGTT